AGTCCAAGAGAAGCTAAAACATGGCGAGCAGTTATCTAGTATTAATCAACAACGTACTAAGAGATCTAAACGAGGTAGAGCTAACAAGCTCTAACTTTTCTGCATCAAGAGGTATACAAACTGCAGTGAAAGATTACGTTAATCGTGCAATAGATGACATAATAAATGCAGATACCGAGTGGCCCTTTACAGTTGTTAATAAAAGTTTTACAACCACTGCAGGCACACGTCTTTATACTAGATCTGCATTAAGCACAACAAATACAAAGACGGTAGACTTTGATAGCTTTACATTTCTTGAAGCTGCAGACAAGAAAGAAATTACACTTGAGTTTTTAACTTACAGTGAGTATCTTGACAACTATCATGAAAGAGATACAGATCCAACAGGTAATTCACGAGCCATACCAGTGTATGTTTACGAAGATCCACAGAATAATATTGGTTTGTCTCCTGTGCCTGATAAAAGCACATACACCGTAAAATATTATTATTATGCCACGCACACAGCGTTAAGTGCATCAACAGATACCTCAGATATACCTGATAGATTTGAAAACGTGATAATAGAACGAGCAAAGTATTATGCGTTTACTTTACGTGGTGAAGTGCAAAATGCACAACTTGCACAACTGCAGTTTGAAAAATCAATCAAACGTATGCGTGTAGAATTAATTAACAAACAATTATATATGAGAGCCGTCTAATGCCAGAGTTAAGTCAGACAGGTGCGTTTCCATTTGTATGTGAAGGTGGGTTAGTCCTTAATCAATCTACGTTCATAATGAAACCCGGTCAAGCACTTGAGCTTCTTAATTTTGAGCCTGACATCGAAGGTGGCTACAGAAGAATAACTGGCTTTAGCAAATACGTAACAGCAGTTGTGCCACAGACAAGTTCATCAAGTGAAGAGGTTTTGATGGTTGCAACATTTGGATCGAGTGTTGTTGCAGCGAGAGGTGAAAAGATATTTAGTGCTACCCCCGGTGGCTCAAGTTGGACAGAGCGAGATACTGGTAGAAGTAGTGCAGGCAAGTACACATTTCAAAGATTTAACTTTGATGGCAACGATAAATTAATTGTTGCAGACGGTGCAAACGCACCGACAGTGTTTAACTCATCATTTAGTGCAACGGATGTAAGTGAGAGTTCTGTGTCTGGTGCAAAGTTTGTAACTGCATTTAAAGATCACATGTTCTATGCAGGCAAGTCAAGCACACCACAAGAGGTTGTGTTTAGCCAACCGTTTGATGAAGATGCGTTTAATAGTGGGTCTGGTGCAGGTAGTATCAAAGTTGACGATACTGTGACAGGACTCAAAGTATTCCGTGATAATTTGTTTATCTTTTGCGAAAACAGAATATTTCAACTTACTGGATCATCACTATCTGACTTTGCAGTCAAACCTGTAACAAGAAACATAGGTTGTGTAAACGGACAAACTATACAGGAATTTGCAGGTGACCTTATATTCTTAGGTCCTGACGGATTACGCACCATCGCAGGTACTGCAAGAATTGGTGACGTTGAGTTGGGTACAATAAGTTCTAACGTACAAAGCTTGTTTGATGCCAACTTATCTGACTCTGGTAATTTTACGTCAATCGTAATACCTAACAAAACACAATACAGAATATTTTTTACAAAAAGTGGTCAAGGTGAAACTTTAACAAAAGGTGTAATTTGTGTGCTTAGAGGTCAACAGTTTGAGTTTGCAGAAATGAAAGGCATAAGACCGACAGCCACAGATACATTTGTATCTTCAGGAGATGTGATAGCTATACACGGATCAGGAGATGGATTTGTGTACAGACAAGAGTCAGGCAACGATTTTGATGGCACTGCTATTTTGGGAAGATACCGTAGTCCAGATCTTACAATGAACGATCCGGGGATACGAAAAAATATGCAAAGGGTCATAGTAAACTATGCACCTGAATCATCTATAGATGCAGACTTGTTTGTTAGATATGATTATGAAAGTAAAGACTCAGCACGACCTGCAGCTTACGCTTTAGATTCTGAAGATGTTGCTGCAATATATGGAACAAGCACATATGGTGTAAGCACTTCAGCGTCAGGAACGTATGGTGGTGCAACACAACCTCTCGTAAGACAACCAGTAGAAGGATCTGGATTTGCAGTAGCTTTACGAGTGAATGATGGGGGAACAACTGCACCTTATTCGTTAAAAGGATTTCAGTTAGAGTATCAACTAGGAGCTAGAAGATAAATGGGAGCAACCTACACAAGACAATCTTCTTACACTGACGGAGACGTTATAACTGCAGCTCATACCAATGATGAGTTCAATCAGTTATTAGCAGCCTTCCAAGCGAGTACAGGACACACTCACGATGGCACAGCCAACGAGGGTGGCCCTATAACTAAGCTATTAGGCAACACGCTTACGTTTGGTGCAGGAACTGCAGGAACAGATATAACAATTACATTTGATGGTGAAACATCCGATGGTGTCCTTAAATGGATGGAAGATGAGGATTATTTTGAGTTTAGTGACGACATACTTGTTGCTTCTACAGAGAAGCTACAATTCAGAGATACAGCTATATACATCAATTCGAGTACCGATGGACAACTCGACCTTGTAGCAGATACAGAAATACAACTTGCAGCCACAACAGTTGATTTAAATGGTAACTTAGATGTATCAGGATCATTGACGTTAGGTGGCACTGCAATAACATCAACTGCTGCAGAGTTGAATATACTTGACGGTGTTACGTCTACGGCTGCAGAGTTGAATATACTTGACGGTGTAACATCTACCACAGCAGAACTAAATATACTTGACGGTGTTACGTCTACAACTGCAGAGTTAAATATACTTGATGGAGTAACGTCTACCACTGCAGAACTAAATATACTTGATGGTGTAACCTCTACTGCTACAGAACTAAACATCATGGATGGTGACACAAGTGCATCGTCAACTACACTTGCAGACGCAGACAGAGTTGTGGTCAACGATGCAGGCACAATGAAACAGGTTGCTTTGACTGACTTCGAGACTTACTTTGAGTCTGCACTAGATACACTATCTAATGTAACAACAGTTGGTGCGTTGAACAGTGGTTCTATTACATCAGGCTTTGGTGCTATAGACAACGGCTCATCAGCCATAACAACTACAGGTACAATTACGTATGGTAGTTTATCTGACGGTAGCATAACTATTACAGCGTTTGTTGATGAAGATAATATGGCATCCAACAGTGCGACTCTCGTGCCTACACAACAATCTGTAAAAGCTTACGTTGACACTCAACTAACTGCTGAAGATTTAGATTTCCAAGCTGACAGTGGTGGTGCATTAAGCATAGATCTAGACAGTGAAACCTTAACGTTTACAGGTGGTACAGGTATTGACACAAGTGGTAGTGGTAATGCTGTTACCTTTGCGATAGATTCTACTGTAGCCACTTTATCAGGAACACAAACACTTACAAATAAAACATTAACATCACCAAAAGTAAACGAAGATGTAGCAGTAACTGCAACTGCGACAGAAATAAATATCTTGGATGGTGTTACATCTACGACTGCAGAACTAAATATATTGGATGGGGTAACGTCTACTACTGCAGAACTAAATATATTAGATGGGGTAACATCTACTACTGCAGAGTTAAACATATTAGATGGCGTAACATCCACAACTGCAGAACTTAATATCTTAGATGGAGTAACATCAACCGCTGCCGAACTTAACATCTTAGATGGCGTAACTGCAACGGCAACAGAGCTTAACATCATGGATGGTGATACGTCTGCTTCTTCTACTACATTAGTAGATGCAGATAGATTAGTTACAAATGACAATGGCACAATGAAACAAGTGGCATTGACAGATGTAAAAACATATTTAACTAGTGCAGGCTTCAGTTCGGATGATCCGACAGCACTTGCGATAGCGTTAGGATAATAACATGGCAAATACATTTAAAGTAGTCACATTCGCTGCCGAGCCAAACAGTGCAGGTTCTCCGTATACGATATATACAGTTCCGGGTAGCACAACTACAGTAGTGATTGGACTTGTACTCTCAAACATACACACTGCTCAAGTAACCACAGAAGTAGAGCTTGTGTCCACCACATCAGGAGGTGGTAGAGCAGCAACCAATGGAACATCGTTCTTAGTTAAAGATGCACCCATACCTGTAGGTTCATCATTGGAAGTATTAACAGGTGGTAAGATCATACTTGAAACAGGAGATCTTCTAAGAGTAGACTGTTCTGTAGCAGATAAAATTTCAGGAACATTGAGCATAATGGAGATAACATAAGATGGCATACATCGGTAATGACCCATCCAATAGATTTGTAGCACCCAAAGCAGCATCTGTATTTTCAGGTGATGGTTCTACAACTGCATTTACATTAGACCATGCAGTAGGTTCTGATGAGGACATACTTGTATCTGTAGATGGTGTTATACAAGAACCATCTGTAGCATACGCAGTGAGCAGTGGAACTACACTTACATTTACTGCTGCACCATCAAGTAACTCAGGTAATAATATCTTTGTGTATTATTTGTTTAGAACAGTAGGTACAGTAAGTCATCCGAGTAACAATGCGTTGACTGCGACAACAGGTACGTTTACAGGTGCATTTACCTCACTCGGTATAGATGATAATGCTGATGCAACTGCCATAACTATAGATAGTGATGAAAATGTTAGTTTGGGAGGAAAGCTAGGAATAGGTGCTACAACTATAGACAGTGATATACACCTTGAAAAATCATCTGACTTACAAATAAAACTAGAAAGAACTGGCTCTGGAACATCTACTATTTCTGTACCTTCAAGTGGACAATTAGAACTAAATAATACATCTAATGCTGCCATGACATTTTCTACAAATAATACAGAACGTATGCGAATAGACAACAGTGGCAATGTAATGATAGGCACTACAACAGTAGATTTGTCTGCTATTTCTAGTGGCACTGGAACTACAGTAACTAGCACTGGTCAATTATTACTAGCACACGATGGTAATAACATGGGTTTCATGAACCTCACAGATTATGACAGTGGTACAGAAAACTTTTTTGTGTTTTTGTCTGATGCAAGTACTAAAGGTAGTATAGGTTTTAATGGAAGTAATACAGTTTATGCAACAAGTTCTGATTACAGATTAAAAGAAAATATAAATTATTCTTTTGACGCATCATCACAAGTTAAAAAATTAAAACCTTGTGAGTTTAATTTTAAAACAAATTCAGATGTTAAGGTTACTGGTTTTATAGCACATGAAGCACAAGAAGTTTGTCCTCTTGCTGTTACTGGTGTAAAAGATGAAACAGAAAAATACACAGATGAAAATGGTGATGAGAAAACAAGAGATGTTATACAAGGAATAGACACAAGTTTATTAGTTCCACTTTTAACAAAATCACTTCAAGAAGCATTAGCAGAGATAGACACACTTAAAACAAAAGTGGCAGCATTGGAGAGTAAGTAATGGCATTAACACGAGTAATAGGAGATGGTATTGGTCAAGTAACTGACATCAAGATAGGTGGTTCAGGTACTGCTAATACTTTAGACGACTATGAAGAAGGCACTTTTGATTTAACAGTATCAGATGCAACAAGTGGTGGAAATACTGGTTCAGTAACACAAACAAATTTTTACACAAAAATTGGTGACACTGTAATTTTAAATATAAATCTTATAAATATTACAACAACTGGTTTGACAGGTGCTACAACTCTTTATTTACAAGGTTCACCATTTACTCCAAAATCGGGTTCTTATGGTTCTGGTTCATGCACAGTTAATTTAATAGATGTAGAATCAGCATGTTTTAATTATAATATATTTATAAATGCAGGTCAAACTTACATGTCATTTATCGAATCTCTTGATGATGCAGGGTCTGGGTCAACTCATGTAAATAAATTTAATAACGGAAACGCCGATGCTTTTGCAACTGTAATATTTAAAGTATAAGGAATAAAAATATGGCAATAACAAAAACAGAAGAAATTATAAAAATAGAAATAGTGCATACTTGCATAATTCAAGTTTTAATAAACATAGTTATTACTGAAGATGGGCAAGAAATTAGTAGGTCAAATAAAAGATATAGTTTAATTCCTTGTGGTCACACTAAACCAATAGATAGCACTCCAGATAAATGGGTATGGAATGATACAGATGTAAGTGACCAACCACAACAAGTTCAAGATATATGTAATACTGTTTGGACAGATGATGTAAAAAAAGCATACAAGGCTAAGATTGAAGCACAGGGGTAAAACATGGCATACATAGGAGTCAGTCCATCTAATGGAGTTCGTAGGGTTCACACCTACACTGCCACAGCATCGCAGACCACATTCAGTGGTGCAGGTGCAGAGGGTACATCTTTAAGTTACAAAGACAGTAACTTCGTAGATGTGTACCAAAATGGTGTAAAGTTAGGTGATGCAGACTACACTGCAACAAGTGGTACATCAATAGTATTAGGCACAGGAGCTACTGCAAGTGACCTCGTGGTCATTGTGGTATTTGATGTGTTCTCGGTAGCAGACACTGTAAGTAAAGCAGATGGTGGTACGTTTGATGGTAACGTTACTATGGGTGGTACACTTGCAGTGACAGGAACAACAGCACTGACAGGTAATGCAACTGCTGCAGGAACACTTGGAGTTACAGGTAATGCTACATTTAGTGGTGAAATAATTACATCTACAAGTGGTACGTCTAATGTAAGAATAGGTGAAAATGCAGGAGATGCTATACAAAGTGGTGGTAATTACAATACTGTAGTTGGAGATGAAGCAGGAACAGCAATTACTACAGCAGATGATAATACAGCAGTGGGTTTTGAAGCAGGAAAAGCTATTACAACTAATGGTAAAAATACTTACATAGGATATCAATCAGGAGTTGCAAATGTAGGTGACCAAAATGTATTCATAGGACATAGTGCAGGAAGTGCAGTAACTAATGGTGATAAGAATACATTTATTGGTAAATATGATGGTAATCAAGATGGTTATGATTTACGGACAGCAGATAATTACATTGTTTTATCAGATGGAGATGGAAATGTAAGATTCTTAGTAGATAACAATGGAAGAAGTAGAATACAAGGAACTGGAAGTTACAATTTAGGTGTTTTTAAAACCTCTGCATCTAGTGATGAAGATATGATAAAGTTTTTTAGACAATCAGGGGGTAATGATACTACTGCAATCACTTGTGGTCAAATAATTACAACATCAAGTAATGTAACAGCCTACCAAACATCATCTGATTATAGACTTAAAGAAAATGTAAATTACGATTTTGATGCTACATCAAGACTAAAACAACTAAAACCTGCTAGATTTAATTTTAAGGTTACACCAGACAAAACAGTTGATGGCTTTCTTGCACATGAAGTGGAATCAGTTGTACCAAATGCAGTAAGTGGAGTTAAAGATGCAGTTGATGAAGAAGATGCAATTATAGCACAAGGTATTGACCACGGATTTTTAGTTCCTCTTCTAACAAAGACATTACAAGAAGCACTTACAAGAATAGAAACACTTGAAGCAGAAGTAAAAGCATTGAAAGGGTAAAAAATGACAAGAGCAAGTGATACAGCAAGAATATTATCAGGTGGAGCAGTAATCAACGAAGATAGCAATGATGTAGATTTACGTGTTGAAGGCAATGGTGATGCTAACCTTTTAGTATGTGATGCAGGAAGTGACTTTGTTGCTATTGGTGAGACATCCCAAATAAATGGTGGTAAACTAAACATTGCAACATCTGCTGAAGGTGCAGTATTATCATTTTTATGTAGGTCAACAACAGATAGTCATCAGCCTGAAATAGTGATGCAAAAATCATCAACTGACAGTGGTAACTTTGCAGCTACAGCAGATAATGAATTATTAGGTAGTATAAAATTTAGAGGTGTAAATACTTCTGCTGTTTCAGATATTGGAGCAGAGATTTCTGCTCAACAGACTGGCACGTCAAGTTCAACTGTTCAAACTAATTTAATGTTTAGCACAACTGAAAGCGAAAGAGCTAGATTAACTAGTGGTGGTGATTTCTTAGTAGGTACTACTGATAGCAATGTTGCCGATAATAGTGGTAGTGCTAGAGGAATATCTTTGAGAGGAATTGATAATGACTCCAATATTATGGTTGCAGTTTATCAAGGAACAGTTTTACACTTAAATAGATTAAATAATGATGGAACAATAGTAGATTTAAGACAAAATGGAACTGTTGAAGGAACAATATCAGTCAGTGGTAGCACTGTTTCTTATAATGCCTTTAGTGGTTCTCACTGGTCAAGATTAACAGATAATTCAAAACCAACTATATTAAATGGAACTATTATTGAAACTATTGATGAAATGTGTGATTGGTATCAAGTTCAGTTTACAATTCCTAAAACAGATGAAAATGATGAAACAGATGAAAATGATGAAACAACTAAAAAAGTAAGTTACGTCTTAAAAGATGGTGAAAATGTTGGCGATACGATAACATATACCTATGAAGAAAATGATTATAAAGCAACTATTATCAAAGAAGATGATAACAAGCACACCAAATGTAAAATATCAGACACAGCAGATAGCAAAAGAGTTTATGGAGTTTTTGCTAATTGGGATAATGATGACGATACAGTAAATGATATGTACGTTACAGCAGTTGGAACTCATGTAGTAAGAGTTAACAAAGACGTAACAGTACAAGCAGGTGATTTGCTTTCATCTAATGGAGATGGCACAGCTAAAGTACAAGATGATGATGTCATAAGAAGCAAGACTATAGGCAAAGTATTAACAAACATCAAACAAGAAACTTACAGTGACGGAAGTTACACTGTACCTTGTGCATTATACTGTGGATAAACAATATGGAAAGCATTGACCCAATGTTATTTTGGAACATAATCCTGACTATGGTCGTTGTACCATTTGGTTGGGCATTTAATAAGATGTTCCAAGAGGTAAAACGAATACAAATACTCCTTAACAAGACACGAGAAGAGTATGCACGTAAAGATGATGTAAAAGATGATGTGCATGAGTTGATGGATGCACTAAGAAGATTAGAAGATAAGTTAGACAAAGTATTGATGGGAAGTAGATAATGGCTGAAGATGACAAGTTAAAAGGTAAAACTGGAAAAGAACTTGAGAAAGCTATTCTGCAACAACAAGCAGGTAAAGCCGATCAAGATACTTTAAAACCGTCACAAACATTAGATTTAGAAGAAAGAGAAGTTAAGGATGATGAACTTCTAAAAAGTAAAGATTATGACATTCCAGATATAAGAATAGATGATCCTAAAAAATTAGATCCTAAAGATTTTCAACAGGACTCTCCTGAAAAAACAACAGCACCAAAGTATGATGCTACGCAAGTCGGTAAGATTGGTGAAGTAAAAAAAGTCACAGGTGAAGTATCTGATAAAGCTGTAATTGATGCAGCACAAGGTTCATTATCAGAAGGTGCTTTAGCCACTGCAGCCACAGAAGAATTAGATGTAAGAGCTACCGTCAAATACCAGATGGCAGAGTTATTCAAAGGTATAGAAGAAGGAACAGAATTACCTGCATGGGCATCTCCTGCTGTTCGTAAAGTATCAGCAATCATGGCACAAAGAGGATTAGGTTCTTCTAGTATGGCTGCGTCAGCAATAACACAAGCTGTATACGAAGCAGGTATACCGATCGCTGCACAAGACGCAAACAAATATGGTGCAATACAACTGCAAAATTTAAATAATAGACAGCAGGCTGCATTACAAAATGCAACAACTACTGCATCTATGGATATGGCTAATTTAAATAATAGGCAAGCTGCAGCCGTCAATAATGCAAAAACGTTTCTTGCTATGGATATGCAAAATTTAACAAATGCACAGCAAAAAGCTACAATAGATTTTCAAACAACAACCAGTTCTTTGTTTACTGATGCAGCGTCAGACAATGCGGCCAAACAGTTCAATGCAAAAACACAAAACGAAATTGATCAGTTTTTTGCAGAGTTGGGATCACAAGTTGAAACAACAGCGTTAAATAGAAATGTTGCTCTTGAACAAGCTAATATATCACAAGCTACAGCCGTAGATCAATTCAATGCACAAATGGTTTCACAAAGAGAAACATTTAACTCAAATGCACGCAGACAAATTGACGCATCAAATGCTGTTTGGAGAAGAACTATCAACACAGCGAACACGGCTACACAAAATGAAGAAAATAGAACAAACTTACAATCATTATTAAATATGTCTCAATTAGCACAAAACAATCTATGGCAATTATATAGAGATCAAGCAGCTTGGAGTATGCAAACAAGTGAAAACAACTTAGATCGGGCCCACAATGCGGCCATGCAGGCTGCGGCTATATCAGAGAGATCAGATTTGTATGATAGTAAATTTGACGATTTTTTAATTATAAAAACTATAGACAACATATTTACATAAGGATTTAAAAATGTTTCCAACAAGCGTAGGTAATCTACTTATTGGTGCTGCAATATCAAAAGGCACAGAATATGTAAAAAATGAATACTTTCAAGGTAGTTTCTTGGATAGAGGTTTAAAATCGATTGGATCAAGTTTTGGTATTGATAAATTTTTTGGAAAAGACCCTGTTTCTCAAGCTGCGTTAGAGGTAGGAAAAGACTTAGGTGGAAAAGTAATTGAAGAATTACTTAATCAGGGTTTAGGATTTGATCCTAGAACAGGTCAAAACATGCCTACCATAGATGTACCTGAAGGTGATACATTTAGATCTAAGTATGATATACAAAAAGCTAAAAACTATGGTGGACTTCCTCAAGGATCAAGACGAGTTATAGACAATGCTTTTGATGATCCAGTTGTTGAAAACATAGCAATGAAGTATACTGAAGCAAGGATGCCTAAAATGAGAGTCGTAGAACCTACCGTAAGATTATCTTCTTTGGGTGCTTTAGGAAAAGGTCAAATTAAAAGTACAAAGATATAGGTAAAGTATGTTAGATAAAATAAAAGCAATGTCTGCACCCCCCGGTCATTCTTTAACAGGAGAACCGGGCAAGTGGGCGTGGGAGCAACCCCCTAGATTTTCTGATCCAAACGATGCCATAGATTTTATTACAGAAAAATTAGACAGAACAATCCCACAAAGAGATATGTTAAGAATGATGACTGCAGGCATAACAATAGAAGAAATAGTGAATCAAATATCTTTTAAAGGTTTTATGCAAGGAACATTTAATCCTGATGTAGCAGAATTAATAAAACCTGCATTAGCTATGTATCTTTTGAAGTTATCAATAGACAATGGGTTTACTCCTAGATTATTCATAGAAGAAGAACAAGAACCTCAAGTCTCTGATGAAACATTCTTTTCAATAATGAAACAAAGAAACCCTGAAATGTTTAAAGTCATGAATGAACAAATAAATGAAGAAGCAAGATTAGAAGAAGAGTTTGCAATGAAAAAAGCAGAAACTATGATAGAAGGCGTAGACGATGACGAGGGTGGGTTTCTTAATGTTCAAGACGAAGAGCAAGGAGTAGATTCTGATGATAGCTGATCTTTTATTATTAGGAGCTTATGCAGCATCCACTAAAATAAAATCTAATAGATTAAAAGCAAATGCTGCAGCAGTAGAAAAACAAAAAAACGCAGTAACGAACTTTGGTTTTAGTAAATCAAAAGGCATTTTTCCTATGCCGTCAGGCTACAAATTAAAAAGTGATGAAACACATCACGGATTTATGTTTCAAGGTAAATTTACGAAATCAGAAGTTTTAGATAAAAGCAGAACAGATATTTACGCACATCCGTATATTGAAGGAAAAACAATCACTCAAGAAGGATATAATAAGTATTTACAAGACAAAAATATCCCAGATATTAAATCAAAACCCCTAGTTAAATTAGTGGCACAAAGAGGCCCAAACAACGAACTTTTTGAAATTGACGATAATTTTTTTAATCAAACAAAAGAAAAAAAAGCTACGAAAAAAACAAAAGTTGTAAGTGGTTATTATGACAATAATAATAATTTTAAAACAGACGGTAAAAAGCCTGCAACTCATAATCAGTTATTAACAGAGGACACAGATGGTAACATAGAAGTTACCCTACCAGAACTTTTAAAAAAACCAGAGAAAACTAAAGTTGCAGATTTAATTGAAGAAGAACAACTTTTAGATAAAGATAATAATCCAACAACCAATCCTAAAGAAGCTTTGTTTGTACAAACGTTTAAAACTGTAAACAATAAAAAAGTAATAATTAAAACAGAACCTTTTAAGCAGGGTGATCCAGTTCCTAAAACTATATTTTTTAGCTCCACTAAAGACGGTAAAATTGGAATTAGATTAGATAGTCAAGTTAATGCTGATTTTTATCAAAAAGTTAGGGTTTTTCCAGACGGTAGGGAAGAAGCAGTCGAACCTCCTGTAGCTATCGATCTTGCAAAAACTATACCAGAGAGTCAAGCTAAAATAATGTTTGACATAGAATTTATGGAAGATGGTAAAGTAAAAGCAGCATCAGTCACACAAAAAGAATACATAGAGAGAAAAAACAAAGGTCAAGAAATAAGACTTGTGGGTAGACAACGTTTCAATGAAAAGGGTGAGCCACAAGCCTATGAGCCTTACACTGCTACAGGTTCTAAAAAAGCAGTGGAAACAGCTATGGAATCAGAAAATGTATCTTCTTCATACCTTTTTGATACAGGTGAAAAGTTATCAGGTAATTTTAAAAACAAGTTTGTGGGAACTTCTTTTTCAACTAATAAAATGGGAGTTGAAAATTTAACTAAAGTAGATGCTTTTTTAGCAAAAAACCCATTTGTAATAGCTCAAATTAATAACGACCCCACCAAACTACAAGGATTTCAAACTGAAATTTTAAATAATTTAGAAACATATTTTGAACCTCCAATAAAACAAGGTGAAAGAATATTTGCACCAAATAAACCTGCAAGTCCACAAGATGCTTCTGACAAAGTTGCTCAAAATTTTAAACAGTTAGCAAAAATAAAAGGCGTGCTAGGTATGAATGGTATAGCTGCTCAAGCATCGGATATGGTTTCTGCTAGAATGGTTGAACAATTTAAAACAAATAACTTAAAAAAACCAAACGAAGATGGATTAGTTATTCAACTTAAAGTTGAACAGAATGGAGAAAAGGGAACTGTATTTTTTAACGCTCCTTACAATAAAAAATATAATAAAATTATGCCGAGAATAATGGAAGCCATAAGCAATGCTCATGTGGGTGGAGCAGAGAATATACAAAAGTTGGCTTCTAGTCTTATAAGGTATGAAGTAGATGAGGTTACTGGCTTACCCATAGAAGAAGATCAAGGAGATGGTACTTTTAGATTAGTGCCTGCTAAAGTGCAACCAGAATTAGATTTTATAATGCAACTTGAAAGTTCACAAATACCTAATTTAACTGTTCAAGGTAGACCTGCTACACTGTTTGATGCTTTTATAAATATAGTATCTCCGTTTCCTGATCAAGCTCCGTTATCTGGCAGTCTGAATCCAAATGTTGAAAAGCTTGTTAAAAGAAAAATAGCTTTACTAACAAGAGCAAATTTTAAGAAAACTTCTAATTTAATTGAACAGTTTGTTGATGCGACAGGAGAGACTACAGAAAACTTAATAAACGGTACTTACGGAGATAGTTTAAATAGTCAAAAAGTTCAAATGGATTTAGAAGGCAAAGAGACATCATCATACAATGGTATTACTACAATAGACTCCATACTTGGCACATACGAAGTTATGGTTGATGGTCAAAAAAGATTTATAGATATTAACTCTGTTCAAGGTAAAATAATTACAACACTTGCAGGTGGTGCTAAAGTTTTAAATAAAGGTTTTAACTTTCTTACAGGTGGTAAAAGTTTTGTTGATTTAGCAACGGCAGATATTGACGAAATAAATTCATCCTTAGTGAATCAATCATCAGTATACGATATGGAAAACCCTGATGATGAAAAAGAACGAGCTGCAAGAAAAGCCAATGAAGAAGAATTTAATAATATAAAAAGACTAATGAGTGGTGACTACGAAGCGTTTACTGCATTTTCAAAATACATGCCTGAGTCTCTGCGTAGACAATTTGAAAATAAACAAGTTACCAAAGAAATATTACGTAAATTAGCCATACGTCAATATCACAAATATATGCTTGCTTATCAACTTGCCGCAGCCATACAGGGTGGAACAGGTGGTAGAACCATATCTGACCAAGACGTTCAAAACATACTTACAGCTTTGAACTTTGGAACTTTTACAGATGCTCGTTATGAAGTAGCCACTTTAAAAGAAGCTAGAAATATGTTAGTGCAGATATATGATTACAATAGTGCGTTGAGACAAAGCACACAGCCAAATAAACAGTTTGCTGCACTAAAAGCTAGACAAATACTTATGACAAATTTAAATGATCAAAGTGGTGGTGTTATGTTGTCTTATAATATAGAAAATCCTAAGTTAACAGTTGGAATGAGAAGAGATTTTATTATGAATAAATTAAAAAATGTTCCATTTGATTATAGAGGAACAGCTAAAAAAACAACTGGTAAAGTAAGTAAATCTGCGGCCCAAAAACAAAAAAGACTTCTTGAATTTATTAATCAACCCAAAAATTAAAAAATAAGGTAAAGCATGGAACAAGACTCTAACAAAGTAGTTAAAACTTCAGGTGATTTTTTAGGTTTTAATAAATCACAAGCTATAACTGGTGTTACCAAAACATTTGAAAAAGGAATAATACCCGGAACCTCATCTGTTATAAAGCGAGACATCACTGTAGATCCTACAAAAGTACAAGAGTTCGTAAAGATAGAGGATGTTTATAATACAACCAATCCAGAAATGAGAAAAGAGATAGCAGGATTCATAGGATACAGAACAAAAGATGAAGTGGGTGACATCGTTGATGTTGATGGTAATTTTAATTACATTCCTTTTTCAGGCGATATAAGTGACTTTAAAAAATCACAAGATATAGACGTTGATACAAAAATTAGATCAATGAATTTAGCAGGTGCAACTCATTTTGTTTTTTTAGATGAAAACGACAAACCTGATCTTGTACCCATACCTTATGATGTGGGCATACAAGAATTTTTTAAAGAAAAGAAACCACCTCCTTCAGGAACAGAAATGTTGTTTCAAATGCAATTCCCTTTACAAATGGAAGCAACTCGTGATTTACCAAGAAGAAAAATAAGTGAAGATCAAGGCAGATTAGGTGACTTTTTTGGATTAGCTCCTTTTATGAAAGGAACAAAAGTTGGAGTAACTTTAGATGCTATGCTTGGAACTAACTTTGATTCCGATGGAGCTTTAATAAGATTAGCAAAACAATACGATAAAGTGTTAGCTAACGCAGGTTTGAATAGCAGACAAAGGTACGGAATACTTAAAGAAAGAATGGCAAACAAATTTGCTGACTTACAAAACATAATGGGATATGGCAGAAGAGGAGTTCGATTTGGGATTGAAGCTCCTATATTCATAGCAGGTGAAACTTACGACATTTTAACTGAAGCTATAAAAGCATCACCTCTGGGTAAAAATTTAAAAGATGAAGATATTCCGTTCAAAACAGGGATTGCTGACACTGTAAGTCGTGTTAATTTTTATGATATGATAGCACCTATGCAAGCCGCAATAATTCAAGACGGATTTGCAGATAAAAATATAAAAATAGATTTAGGCACAGCAGAGCTTCTTGCATCTATGTTTAGTTCTACTGCTCCTAGAGCCATCGCTCAAGCCACAGAGATAGGAGTTCCTAGTGAGATTGCAAAAAAAGTAACCATGTTCTTTGGTAAAAAAACATTGAAGCAATACAAACGATATGTTGCTGAACAAAAAGCTAGAGAAACAGAGGATAATGTTAAACCTCTTAATGATGCTGAGTTATTTAACAAGTTTGCTGATTATAAAAGAGGTGGTCTGCCTTTTTACAACGATGCTCAAGTAGGAAATTTGCCTATAGCAGGTAAAGTATTTAAATTTATTAATGGTATGCGTACAGGTCCTCAAATAATTCAAGGACTACAAATAGATGAAGCTGCTAAAAGTTTACGAAATAGACCAGACGTTGTTAACGCATTTAACACTCACGAAAGATTATTAAAGCAAAGAGAAAATTTTGTAGATACTTTAGAAGGCAAAGCAAAGACTTTACAACAAGAAAAAAGTATAGGTTTGTTAGATAGACAAATACAAAATGCTCAAGATGAATTACATGCCACTATAGTAGAATCAACAGTTCCAAAATTTATTAGAGATATATCTAAACAAAACAAATACATGATCATAGGTGCAAGCACTATGGGTCAACTTGGTCAAGAGACTGAAAGTGGTGATCCTCAAGTGTTTGAAATGATAGGATTACTGACTGGTCTAACTTTAGCTATGACATCCAATAGTAGATTCTTTATTGGAAAGATGCGAGGTGTTGCAAATTATATGGGGTTTGATAACAAACAATTAAATTTAGCTGAAGAGTTAGCTAAAAGAGTAAATACGTTCTCTCCTGAATTTGCTCAAAAATTACAAACAAGAATAAAATACATTGATGGTTTACAACAAGAAATGAAATCTTTAGGTGTATCTGATGATGTTTTGAAAATGAGTTTTGCTAAAATGTCTAATTTAGCCATACTACAAAGTTTAGAAGAGACATCTAGAATAGATATATCTCTGAAAAAGGTTAAAAATTTTGGCAGTGTTGTTGAAGATTTGAGTACAATACAAGACTTAAAACAAAAAACTATTCAAGAATTAAAGGGTGCTGTGCAAAATATAACTGCATTGACAAAGGATAATAACACAGAAGCATCAACCAAATTAATTAATACTTTTAACGAAGCAATAAACTACGGAGAGAAAAGGCTACAAAATTTAACAAATGATTTAGATGTAATAGATAGACATCAAAAAAACAAAATTAAATCAGCCATACTAAACTCTAGTGGTAATGTTCAAGATAGTCCTATAGATGCAGAGGATATAAGCACATCATATAGTAGGACTTATAAACTTGGTGTTAGAAAATTAGATTTTAACAATTTAACAGATATTGAAACTGTTAACAAAAAAATAGATGACGAAATAAATCAAACACTAGAAACAAAAGCCAAACAGTTAAGAATACCAACTAGATTAAAAAACGCAAAAAGACAAGTTAAAAACTTTGAAAAAGAAACTAAAAGATATAATGCTGACTCCCCAACGTATGATACATCTGGTGATTTGTTAGTTGCATTTGTAGAAAACAAAAGGCATCTTGAAAATGCAAATGTAAGTGCAGGTTATAATCTTTTAGACAAATCAGAGTTTTATTCTAGTGGTCGCAAAGTCATGGGAAGAAACGCTCAAGTGGAAGGTATGGATCTACTAGAAGGTTTTATTGAAAACATACCCAAAGATGAAACAGAGTTTTTTAAAGCAGCGGCAGGTAATACTATTAGTTCTACTTTACAATCCCAAATATTTAAAGGATTTAACGTTGCTGCCGAAGAAACTTTAAATAGGTTACACAGTAAATTAGCTGATGCAGGCAGAGCCACAGAAAGTGTAAAAGAGTTTGTGAATGATATTATATTAGATGCAAGTCCTGAATTGTTAAATAAAATAAATTATCTGCCAAAGTCTTTACAAGCTGTGTACATATTAAGAAAAGAAGGTGAAGAAATAGGTTCTGAACTAGATTCATTGCCATTAAATTTTGATCAATTAAAAGACATAAAATCTGCTTTTTCTAGGTTGCAAAATAAATACTTTGACAGATTGGCTCAAGGTGGTGGTAGACTTTCAAATGCTTTTTCAAATTTAAAAAACAAATCAACTAATAAATTTAGTGAATTTAAAATAAACTTTGGTGAAGAAAACAGTGAGTTTGTTGGTGATTTATTTATAAAGGACTCTAAAACAGATTCATTAATACCAGTTAAAAATATTTTACAAGATGCAGATACAAAACATCAAACATATATGAATAGATATTTTGACAACACAACTAATTATAACAAATTATTTAAAGGTAGAAACAAAGTTGAACCAAACAAAAACGCACCGTCAGGTTTAACATTTGGTAATTCTCCTCATACTTGGTTTGATTTTGAAAAGATATCTAATCTTACTCCTGACAGAATGTTGGAGTTTAAGGATGATTTTTACAAATTGGTTGGAGATTATAAAAATAGACAATACAGTATTAATGTAAATTCTCCTGCAGGTAAATCTTTAAAAAGTATTCTTGAGCTTAAAATGGCTCAATACATAGAACAAGTTGCCGATCAAGGTCGTATAAATAATCCAGAGTATCGTAGAAAATTATTAAAAATTCAAGAAGCTTTCACAGCCGTAGATGATCAAGGTAAAAAAGTTACTTTAATTGATGCACAAAAAGTAGAAAAAGATATATTTTCTTTTTCACCATCCAATGTTAGAGCAGATATAATTGAGGGAAACTATGTGAATATGGGCAATAGGCTTGAGTTTTTAGCACGAACGCAAACAGCAAAAGTAACCAGTGAGATAAATGATTTAAAAGATATACAAAGAAAATTAAGAAGTGTTATGCCTTTTGATGTAAAAAAGGGAAATAGTTTAGCACAAGCAATGACAGAGAATCCAACAAGACTTAGAGAAGTAAAAGATGGTCTTTTAAAATTTTATGGTGGTAAAAAAACAAAACAAGAAATAGATGATTTAGTATCAGAAGCTTACTTAGAAGATATACTTAATCAAAGTTTTACACCAACTGGCACTATGACTGTTGAAAATGCAGAGAACATAATACCTGACGTTAATATGAACATGGATAGATTAAAAGATTTGATCGGCTTTGATGACCCAAATAGACGTGAAATGGTAAAAGAGATTATTGGTGAAAAAAGATTTAAACGATTTGATGCTCTTGTTAAATTTGCTTCAGAAAAATTTAATGACGAAAAGATGGCTGCAAACGTGACAGGTATACCAAGAAACTTTTCTGTTGAAAGTTACATTAGTAGATTCTATTCTATAAACAGAGGTGTTATATCTGCACGATATGTTGGAACTGAAGCTGTTCTACAACAATTCAGATTGAAAGGACATAAACTTTTCAAAGCTATTATCGAAAATGAAGATGCTGCACAGTTGTTTTTAGAAACTGTTAAATCAGGTAAACCATTATCTGGTGAAAAAGAACTTCAATTTTTCAACGCTTTGACAACAGCTTTATTTAAAGTTAATCAAGAGCTAAAAGAAAGAGTATATCCTGAACAAGATTTATATCTTAACGACAAAGATTATAAAGCAACCTTTACTCAATACGATGATCAAATACCCTTAGAAGGGGTGTCTTTAAATCCACTCAAATAAGGAGAAATTAATGAAACAAAAAAATAAAGAATTAGCTGCAATGTATGGTGATCCTAACAAAATAACAAGAGGTGACATAATTACTGCGGCCAAGAAAAAAAGTGGTAAAAAAGAATACAATAACGGACAACGTAAGTCCGTTGCGTACGGTGGCAATATAAGAAAGCCTATGATGTTAGGTGGACTTGCTGAGCAAAATAAATCTCAGGGAGTAATGACACCTAAAATGAGTGACGGTATGGGCATGATGACTCAACAAAAGAAATTTGGTATGGGTTATAATCTTGGTGGTGCTATCAAGAAGTTTGAAGGCAGAAAATAAGCTTTAAATATAATTCCGTGATCCACTCATTATATCATCACCACACTTCCTAAGGTAACGGAGCAGTGATGCAACCTGACTTGTGCCACTATACATAGGCAAACCAGTATTCAACTCTCGTTCGAGATCTTCAGGTTTGACTGCTTCGTAGTTCATCTCCACATTCCCCTCTTTATTTAAATACGCTTCTAACACAAATAGCTTTGCTCTAGTTTTTGATTTCATGGCAAGGACTCAACTGACTTATCTGTAAATTGTAACAGTCGGCTTTGAATGTATAGCCGTTGTTATAATCAATATCCCCTTTTCTGTATAGGGTAGCTTCTTTGTAAAAGTTATGCTTGGAGATGCCACCAAGAATCCAAGCCTTTGTTAAATCTGTAAGTATGCGAACAAACACATACGCATCACAATCTTGTTTAGTTCCATGCAACGCTACAGAACAATCATAGTGGGGTTGTGGTTTAGAGTTGCAACGCTTGGTCTTAACATCTATACGCATCCCATCCTTAACTAGATCATAATCGTATGTATTTATTTGCTTTGCATTAATACTATCAGCAACGACTAACTCACCTATCGCACCTACAACGTTGCTAGTGCCACCTGTAATACTTCCCTGCAATATGCCCACAGTAGAAGCTTTTTCCCTCGCACGGTTCATATAGTCGTCATTGATCGGTATCTCTATCATCAGCTTGCACTCAAGTCCACGACTTCGCAGGCATCTGCAGTGCATGCTAACTCACGAGATCCACTTGTATTAT